AAGGTTTTTTTATTTGGTAAGCTACCACCTAACTCGAGTTACGGAACATGATAAGCACTGTAATAGTAATAAGCACAGTCTTAGGTTTGTTTTTACTTTTAAGATATTTTGATAATGGATGTGACTCATGATAAGCATTATAATCTCAAGCAGATGTCAAGGTAATCCCAATCATGACCTATATGGGCTCATGTGTTCACTTAAGATACAGACCTCTGGCTATAAGAACATTGAGGTGCTAGTTAAGTATGATGAAGATGACTCAGGCTTTGAGAAGGTTATAAGTGATATTAACAAAACATGCTTTCCATTTTACATTAGGTTTGTTAAAGGTCCACGAGGTAAGGGTTACATAGACATCCACAAGGGATATAACCAGCTTTTACCATATATCAATGACAGGTGCACGATTGTAGTAGCTATGGCCGATGACTTCACAGTAGAGACTAACTGGGATAAAGAGCTATTGAGCCAAGCTGAAGGAGATTACTTCATCATCCACCAAAGGCCACATCCAAAGGAAGGAGTAGCACACTTAAGTGACGGCGTTAAATACCCTAACTTCTATCTAGGCGATGATGTATTCGGTAAGGGAGATAACCTATATGTAGTAGACGAAGCCCCTGCTTGGTCTAAGAAGCTACTTGATGATGTAGTTAGCTTTCCAATAAGCTTTACTGATATGTGGACACTTTGCTTGGAGAAGATACTTTGGGAACATTATAATATTAACATAACTAAGTTCACAGGTAGTCTTATCATAAACAGACGCACTTGTGATATAGACGAGCCCAGTAATAATCGATGGTCTACAGATAGAAAAGAGAACTTTGAGTATATTAAGAGCTCAGAGTTTAAGGCTATAATCATGCAGCAAGCTTTAGCAGTATATGCTAACCAAGAGGCATTGGTATGAAAGACTTCAGCGTGATATTCCCAAGTAGAGACAGACAAAGGTTACTAACTAATCTGCTTAAAAGCATTGCGAATACAACGTACGATTCTACTTCCATTGAGGTTCTAATAGCGATTGATGATGATGATACAGATATGCAAAGCTACGCTTACTGGGCAAAGGACAACCTACCAAACTATGTCAAATTCTTCCCTATTCCTCGTTCTGTTAATTTCAGCCGTGATTACTACACTTATTTATTTGGTAAATCAACGGGAAGGTGGATAATAGCCTGCAATGATGACGCCGAGTTTACAACTCCTAACTGGGATAAGGAGGCCAAGAATGCTCTTGAGTCTTACATTGGTGCTGGTCCTAATATTGTTTATGGCTGGATTGAAGACGGTCTTGGGAGCCATCGGCTTAGTCAGTTTGGCAATTATTGTTGCTTTCCTTTACTTGGTCGTGATGGCATCGATGCCTTAGGGTATTACTTTAGCCCTAATGTAACAATCTGGGGAGCCGACATTTGGTGCGAAAAACTATATAGAAGTATTGGAAGAACACTAACCATGCCATTTACAATATCACATATTTCTCACCACTCAGGTAAGAGAGAGCAAGATGACTTAAATAAACGCCTAGCTTGGGAGAATCGAAAGAATCCATGCGACATGATACCAACAAGGGAAGAGCAGAATAAGTTGATTTCATTGCTAAGGAACTTACCATATATTCAAGATGATAGACCTGTTCCAGTGAAGATGGAGCCACCTAAGATGGCTAACGCATTTAGATAAGGACACTATGGCTAAGATTAAATTAAGACCAACTGTGGGATTAACTCAATGACTGTTAAATTAAAAAAAAGTAATGGGAAATTAACGCCTGGTTCTAAAGTTCAAAATCAATCTTGGGCCAAAGAGGTTAAAAACTCTGGAAGTAATTTACAGGGCAATTGGTCTATGAACGGAGTTTTTGACCAGATGGGAGGACCATATGGACAAGGAACTTCCGCACTTAGTTCACAATATGAATTTTTCACCAACACATCGGCGGCACTTATTAGCTTGCAACGTGTCCTCCTCTCATATGCTTATGTGCTTTTTGGACCACTACGAACTCTGGTTGACCAGCCCGTCTACGATGCTTTCCGTGGTGGCGTCAAGATTAAATCCGATGAAGTTAGCCCTGAAGAGCTAGAGGATTTACATAAGCTTTTAAAGAAGCTAAAGGTTGAGAAGAAGGCAATAGACGCCTTAAGATGGGATAGGCTATTCGGAGGAGCTGGTGTTATAATAAACACCAACCAAGACTATACCACTCCATTTACGCCAGACATGATAAAAGAAGGAGCGCCACTTCAGTTCATAGTGGCCGATAGGTGGGAACTGATGTGGCAGGGCCTACCAAATGCACCTAAGTCAACATTCGCTTATTATCCAGGCTCTGGATATTCTCAAGAGCAAGTACAGACAGGTGGAGACGTAACCATAAACGACGAGCTTAGGTTTAATATATCTAAGATACACCAATCTAGGGTATGTAAGGTAATCTCCGAAGAAGCACCAAGTCTTGTCCGTCAGAGATTACAAGGCTGGGGGATGAGCGTAATCGAGGCGGTAATACGTGAGTGCAACTCCTACTTCAAAGAGCAAAACGTTATATTCGAGCTTCTTGACGAAGCTAAGGTCGACATCTGGAAGATTAAAGGCTTTAATGCTTCAGTCCTCTCGCAAATCGCCAGAGGCCAAACGTCCTCAAGAATCCAGCTCGCCCAGATGATGAAGAACTTCCTTAATGCGGTAACGTTGGATAAGGAAGATGATTATGAGCAAAAGCAAATAACCTTCGGTGGTTTAAGTGAGATAATGGAACAACTTCGCATCGGACTTAGTGCAGCTATCCGCCTTCCCGAATCCAAGATATTTGGCTTATCTGCTAGTGGATTCGCCAGCGGTGAAGATTCTCTTGAAATGTACGCAAGCATTGTTGAGATTCAACGTGAAAAAGCGGAAGATGTTTTAGAAGTTATTATACCTTGCTGCATGATGTCTCTATGGGGATTCATTCCTGATGATTGGCAGATTGAATGGTCTCCAGTAAGAACTCTTAGTGCTGAGCAGACAGAAATTATTAAGAATGCTAAATTTGCTCGTACTATGCAGATGGTTCAGGCTGGACTTTTAACTCCTCAGGAATTTATGGAATATTGTCAAGAAGAAGAAATATATCAAGGCGAATCAGAGGTCTTAAAAGGAGCAGAGCCAATACCTCTTATGGGTGCAATGGGAGATGAAGAGAGCTTAAAAGAACCAGCTAGCAAACCAGAAAAAGACGATAATGGTAAAGAGAATAATAAATTAAGACAAAATAAAAGTCTTTTACTAAATAAAAGCTAATGGAATCTAAGCCACAAACACAGCCTAATCCTAACTTAACCCTACCGAGATTCTGCGGCTACTGTGGTAGGAAGATGTATATGAACCAAGTGGAGTTTATATCTCATCTTAATGATTGTGAGAAAGAGCTATCTGAAAGAACTAGGAGAAAATAATGGAAGATTACGCAAAGATGGTGAAGAAAGAAAAAGCAGAACATCCTGAATTTACTGATAAGCAAATCGACCAGATAGTCGCCGACCATTTAAAAAGTAAAGATAACTGTTCTCAATTCAGCCCAGACCGTAAGACTAGGGCAAATGCTTGGAAGGCGAAGACAAGTAAATGACCGACCAAGACTTACAACTGATATTCGGTAAGATAAGCTCACTGATAGCTAGTGGTCAATCTTTAACTAGCGCAGTAGACCAGATAGCACCACAGACAGAGTATACACCAGTTCAACTAGCGGTATTATATAATGCGAGTAATTAAGCCAATCTTAACACGTAAGAAATATGAAGACGCCATACAGAAGCGTATCTATGCTTATCTCTATGAGCAAATCTTCGCACCGATATACCAAATACTTTTACGCCACCCTACAAAAGAGAACGCGCCAACCACTATGCTCGTAAATTATTTACGAATCGGACGCCTCGTCTTCGAGGGTGGCAAATATTTCAGGGGGAACTTGAATGCTACTATCTCTAAAAGCCTTAGAGAACTTGGAGCAACTTGGAATAAAACCCAGAAGGCTTACCAAATTGAGTATTCAGCATTACCAACAGAAGTCAAGGTCGCTATCGTTGAGGGAACTGAGAAGCTTAAAGCACAAGCTGACCAAGTCAGTAACTTCCTTAACGCAATTGAGGGAAGAGATTTGCCTAGCCTAGGTATCGAGCTAGAGTTCAGAAAGACCATAGAGGATTTAGACAAGCAGTTTACTCAAACAACTAGCAAGGTATTACCTCAGCACTTTGAAGTAGCCATGTCTCCGTATTACAAGAACAGAATGGAAGAGGAATACGTAGAGCAACTTGATTTAGCCATTAAGGATTTACATGAGAAAACGGTAGTGAGACTACGGCAACAGGTTTTAGATAACACTCTAGTCGGATTCAGAGCTGAGAACCTGATTACTGGAATACAACAGGAGAATAGAAAGACTTATAATCACGCTAAGTTTATAGCGAAACAAGAAACTAGCTTGCTTACGAGTGCTTACCGAGAAGCTCGATATACTGATAATGGAATAAATTGGTATAAGTGGAGCACAAGCCATGATTCAAGAGTTCGTCCACGACATAAGCTTTTAAATGGAGAGTACCACAGATTTGATAAACCACCCGTAACAGATTCTCATGGTAATACAAATAATCCAGGTCAGGATTACGGGTGCCGATGTATCGCTATACCAGTTATTTCAGAAGAACAAGAAACTATATTAAAAAGACGTGAACAATTACAAGGAGCTAATCGATGAGCGAAGCCCAGATTAAACATGAACAGGAAACAAGAAAAGTGAAAGCAGAGAAGGTTCTGATAACATGCCCTATGGTCGGGGGAATCTACGACCAAGAACCTGACCATTGGTTAAGGTCTTTCTTAGCTATAATTGCCAATGTAAGACAGCTTGGCTGGACTTATGCGCCTTACTTCCCACAACGAAAGACGTGGGAACAGGCGGGCAATATGATGTTTGATATCGCCTTTGAAAATGAATTTACCTACATACTACGTCTAGATGATGACATCTGGGGTATTGGCTTAGACTATGTAACTAAGCTTTACCAAGCAGATAAAGACGTGATAGGAGCTTGTTATGCAACAAGATATTATCCATATGTATTGGCAGCACTTAATAAGGTGGATAAAGAAACTGATATCTTACAACTTTGGAACACTCAAAACCAAGGTCTCAAGGAAGCCGAAGGGCAAGGCGTCCAAGAGGTCGACCAGATAGGATTTGGTATGACGCTTATTAAGGTTGAACCTTTTAAGCTTATGGAGAGACCTATATTCCCTAAGGACATGTCTTGTCCGGATGATACCTGGTTTGCTCATGTATGTGCTAAGAATAACATTAAACAATATGTAAACATGGACCTTAAGATGTGCCATAGGCATGTGACTTGCTTTAACAGGAAGTACCTTAACAACGCAGAGGCCAGGATGATGTTACAAGCAGGACAGATTAAAGCTGACGGAACATATTATAACAATGACATGATTGAGAAGTTTGGCGAAGATGGGATGAAAGATATAGGGATGCTTAAATGAATGAAGAGCAGATAAAAGCTCTATTGAACTTAATAAAAGAAAATGAAAAAATTGCTTTGACGGGTAACCTTCAAATAAATTATTTTCGTGGAACCGTTGGAACCATCCAAATACTTACGAGTTATAAAATGGATGCCTTCGAGGCAATATATGGAAATAATAACCAAAAAGGTGATATAATAAAGAAATGAACTTTGGATATATTTATAAAACAACTAATTTAATTGATAATAAAATTTATATTGGTAAAAACTCTGGTCAATATGTGTCAAGTTATTATGGTAGTGGACTTTATTTACAAAGAGCTTTAAAGAAACATGGTAGAAATAATTTTAAGGTTGAGATTATAGCATGGCTACCTACCGAAGAACAGCTTGATGAATTTGAGATATTCTTAATTGCTAAGTATCGAGAGATATTAGGTCGAGATAAGATGTATAATATATCAGATGGTGGAGATGGTAAGAATGGCATTACTGCTTGGAATAAAGGGATAGCTTGGTCTGAAGAGATTAAAAAGAGAATGAGTGAATCAAAGAAGAGAATTCCTACTGGAAGGTCTTGGAATAAAGGTCAAAAGATGTCAAAAGAATGTTGTGCTAAAATTTCTAAAGCGAATAAAGGCAGACCTGCTCATAATAAAGGTATTCCTTGTACAGAAGAAACAAGAAGAAAAATATCTGCTTCTTTGATAGGAAAAACTAAAGGAATACCTAAAACAGCCCAATGCAAAGAAAAATTAAGATTAGCAAATCTTGGTAAGAAACATACTATTGAATCAAGAATAAAAATGTCGCAAAGCTTAAAAGGAAAAGGATTGGGTAAAAAATTATCAGAAGAAACAAAACAAAAGATAAGTGAAACATTAAAGAGAAAAGGTTGTATGCCACCTTGGTGGTTAAGTAGTGGTAATACAGGACATAAAAAGATTTTAGTTTAATAGAAACTCGATTATCCAAACAGGAAGCGAGATTAGGTAGAGCAATCTACTTAGTCTCGCTTTTTATATTATGGAACTACAAAATAATAAAGATTGGCCTAAGAAACAGACAGCAAAGTTCATTGTCCAAGATTTG